TTTCGTAAGGCAGTGAATCGAATATTTATCCCGCATTTCTCACAGAAGGTAAAATCAATCAAATCTCTTATTTTTATTACTTTGTTTTCTTAAAAAAATAAAACTCAATCAATATTTTATTGAAAAGTGTATGAGATTCATATACTTTACTATATATTTGCAAAAAGCGTATGAAGATGTACGCCACCCGACTTGTCGTAAACACCTGTTTGTCCGTTTAGGCGGAGGCACATCTGAAAGAAGATGCGAATAGTCTGCTGGCTACATTGCTACGCAGACTATTTTTTTGTTTAAACCTAAATGAAATGAACAGACAACAGCAAGTTTTCGTAAGGTTGAAACTTAAAGCGAAGGCGTTAGGGTTCAACGCAAAGGAATTGAAGGGTATCGCCGCCAAGATTGCCGATAACCTGAAATCCGCAGAAGATGCCTCAGAAGAGGATGTAAACGCAGAAATCGACGAACAGATAGAAGCGGTTCTCCCTTACCTCACTTTCGGCCAGTCGCAAGCCAACCGTTTGCTTGACGAATGGAAGAAGAAACACCCCGAATCAGAAGAAGATGATGATGACGACGATGACGATGACACGTCAAAAGGCGGCTCTCGTCAAGCTGGTTCAAACAAGAAAAATCCCAACAACAAAGGAAATGAACAAGACGAAGAACCCGCATGGTTTAAGTCTTTCAGAGAGCAACAGGAAGCCCGTTTTGCCGCATTGGAAGGTGAAAAAGTTTCTAACTTGCGTAAAGCCAAACTTGAAGCCCTGCTGAAAGACACCGGAACATTCGGTTCGCGTACCTTGAAAAGCTTCTCTAAAATGAGCTTTGAGAGTGACGACGATTTCGAGGAGTTCTATTCTGATGTTGAGGAAGACCTGAAGAATTACAATCAAGAGCGTGCAGATGCAGGTTTGGCAACATTGGCAACCCCTCCTGCTGCCGGAAGTAAAGGTTCGGGTAATCAAGACGAAGTATTAACCGACAAAGAAATTGAAGATTTAGTCAACACTTTCTAAGTCAAAAAAGAAATTGTAACAATGGGTGCAACAGCAAATTTAGCAAGCGAAATGGAAATTCTCAATGCCGGAATGGATTCTGTCGTAATTCGGCATTATGTAGCTGGCATTATCGGAGGTCGTACTCTTGACGTATCAAATTATAACCTTCCGGTTATTAAAGCCGGGCACGTTGTTATTCGTGATCCGTCCACAGACACGTACAAACCTATGCCCGTAAAATCATCTGGCGATGGATACGAATCACTTCCCGGTTCCCACGAATATGTAGGAGTAGTCGTATGTACAAAACCAACTAGCGAACCATTGGTTGGCATTATGTATAGTGGCGAAGTCAATGATTTGGCTAGCCCATACCCCATAGACGACATAAAAGCGGCTATGAAAACGGCATTGCCAACTCTTGTATTCTTACACGATTAATGTAGAAAGGAGGTAAAAAATGAAAGAATCACTATTTATTGAATACATCAGAAAGATTTTCCCGAAACTTCAAACCATCATCGAGAGAATCAATGGTAAGCGAGGCAATCAGCTTACATATCTTCACAAGACAATGCTTCGCAAAGAATATTCCGCAGACCAAAAGTGGGAAAGTGCATCAGTTAACACAACTTATGTTGCGGCCGACATGGTAGCAATGGACTCACCTCTCCCTCCCAAGATGAGAGACTCCATTGCTCACGCAAATGGTACATTGCCAAAGGTCGGAATGAAAAAAATTCTTCGTGAGACTCAGATCAACACAATCAACATCATGAAAGCTCAAGGAGCTGCGTTCACTAATATAGCTAACAAGCTAACCAACGATGCGGTAGCTTGCTCTGTTGGTATCGATGAAAAGAACGAAGCAAACTTTTTAACTGCTTTATCTGATGGTGTCGTAATCGTTGAAGATGAGAACAATACAGGAACTGGATTGCGCATAAATTTCAACTATTTACCGCAAAATAGTTTTGGTGTAGAGACATCTGGAACTATTTCTTCCGATGACATAAAGCGTGTTATTGCAAAAGCTGACGCAGATGGAAACTCCATTACAACGATAGCAATCTCGTTATCGACTTACAATAAAATGAGACAAGAACAATGGGCAAAAGAATTGGTAGCCAACTATCGTGGACAGACGTTCGATAGCAACACCAAGTTACCTGTTCCTACTGCTACATTATTTGACGAAGCATTTGCCGATGACAACAACGGAATTACATTCTTAAAGATTGACCGTACAGTCATTTCTGAGAAAAATGGCAAACGCACTCCATACAAGCCGTGGAATGCGAACAAACTAATATTCCTTACCACACAAGAAGTGGGCGCATTGGTTTGGGGTACACTTGCGGAAGTTACTAATCCCGTAGCAGGAGTAATTTATTCCACGGTAGATGAATACAAACTTATCAGCAAGTATTCTAAAAATGATCCTTTGCAGGAATTTACAAGTGGTCAAGCATTAGTTCTCCCTGTTATTGAAAACGTAGACCAAATCTACTCTCTTGACATCTCAGAGGCTCAAACGATTGACACTACCGAAGAGGGAAAAGATTCTACCGATAAGAACATCACCATTTGGGGACAAGCTTACATAAAAGCAAACTTCGTCGCAGAGTTCAATAAAATAACCGGTAAAAACTTATCGACGGCTATTTCAGACGATAAGTTAATTGCTGCTGTAAACAAATTGAATGATGCCGATGAAGCTAAGCTCAAAAAAGCTGTTGAATCATATAAAACAACAAATGGAGATAGTTAAGCCATGAAGACAATTCAGCAAGCTCTTATAGACGAAATACATTATCCTATCCCAGAAGGTTTTGTAGAGAATGTGATGATAAAACGCAAACTCAATCCAGTTGGTGATTGCGATTCAGATACAATGAGCTCAAAAGAGTATATGGGAGCTTTGGCTGATTGTCTTTGGTCTTTAGTTCAGGCTATCAATTTTTCTGAAGCAGACAAGTCTTTCGGGTCTTTGTCAGATAAAGACAAAGAACGTATTCTGTTACGTGTTAACTCAATCTATAATGCCATTGGTGAACCTTCGGTAGAGTTGGAGGCAAAGCCAATGGTATATATAGGTGACTGCCTTTTGTAATATGTCAGTAATAAGACTATATCCACACAGATTGCAGTACCTCGTATCAAAAGATGGTTACGAGGATAGTAATGGTGATTATCATGAAGGAGAAACTAACTGGGAAGGCTGTATTGAATGCGACGCGGTTCCTGCCGGAAAAGCCTCTGAAAAAGAGTTTGAAGA